TCACTGGTCGGCCCGGAAGTACGGGCGGGTACGGGCCGGCTGGTGCTCCTCGCACCGGTAGCCGCACGGGTAGAAGCGGACCGGCCGGGCGCCGCATCGGGGGTTGCCGTGGTCGCACGCGGGCGGCGGCGGGGCCTCGGCGGTCATGCGGCGAGTCCGAACCGCTCGGCGATACCGGCGCGGTGCAGCAGGAAGCGCAGCGCGTACGCGGCCTGCTGAGGCACGACGCCGTTCCCCAACGCCTTGAGCTGGGCGGGGCGGGACAGGCCCGGCACGGCCGTGACGTGGCCGTGCGGAAGGCCCATCATCCACTCGACGAACTCGGCGGTCAGGCGGCCTCGATCGTCAGTTGGCCGGGGTGCCGGTCGGCCCGTGATCGCTTCCCACCGCTCGACCGCGGGGGCGTACTGCCCCCAATCGAGGCCGCCGCGTTCGCCAGTGTCGGCGTCCCGTCCCCGTACTTCTGGTTCGGGCTCGCCTTCGTGCCGTCGCTCGCCCTGGGCGTCGGGAACATCGGCAACACGACCTCGGACAGCGGGGGCCGGAACCCCTCGCCCGCCCGCCGGCCGGGCGTCCCCGTGTCGCTCGCCCTCGGCGTCGGCAGCAGCGCCGCGGCGTCCGTCAACGTCTCCCCGTACCCCGGGCTGTACGGCGTCCCGTCCCTGCGCCGGTTCCGCGTCCCGCGCGAGTCCGCGACGGTCGCCGTCGGTAGCAGGTGCTCGACCTCGTCGGCGAGCGTCGGGCCGTGCCCTCCCCGCTTCCTCTTGTCTGGGTGCTGCGACCCCCCGTTCACCCCGAGTTGCGCCGTCGGCGTCTTGAGCAGCTGCACGACCGCCGGTAGGCCGTCCTCGTACCCCACTCCCTTGCTGTCCCTCGCCCTGGGCGTCGGCAGCTGCCGGATGCGGGCCCGCAACGTGTCGTTGCGGTTCCCGTCCGGGGCCCCCGGCCCGTTCCACTCGCTCGTGGTCGGCGTCGGCAGCAGGCCACGCGATGATGAAAACGCGCTCGCGCTGGTGCGGGGCCCCGATGTCGGATGCACGCTGCACGTGCCATTCCGCATCGAACCCGAGGTCGGCCAAGTCTCCGAGAACGGCGCCGATAGCTCGAAGAGTGTCGGTTCCGGCGGCGTCTTCATCCAGAGGCGTGCCGTCGGGTCCCACACCGCGAGCGGCCTTGGCCGAGAGAAGTCCACGGACATTTTCGATCACTACCAATCGGGGGCGGAGTACGGATATCGCGCGGGCGACGTGGGCCCACAGGCCCGACCGCGTGCCCTCGGCGATGCCCGCGCGCAGACCGGCGAGGCTCACGTCTTGGCACGGGAAACCGGCCGTCAGCACGTCGATGGGGCCGTACAGGGCGAGGATCGCGACCCACTCAATGAGCGTGATGTCGCCGAGGTTGGGCACGTCGGGCCAGTGCTCCGCGAGGATGCGCGCGGCGTACTGGTGCTTGTCGTCGGGGTCGTACTGGGCGTGCCACGCCACCGATCCGCCGAGCACGTCCATGACGGCCATGTCGAGGCCGCCGTAACCCGAGCACAGGGAACCGATGCGCGGGCCGTCCTCGAACGCGAGTTGTCCGGGCACGTCCGTGAACCGCTCGGCGATCAGCTGCTCGGCCCGGTCGAGGGTGCGCGTCATGCGGCCTCACCCCCGGCCGTGAGGGCGGCGAGCTGACCGGCGAGGACGCCCGTGCGCCACGCCTCGGCCGTCTGCTCCTTACCGCCCGTGCGCCACGTGATCCCGTGCGTACGGGCGCGCGTCGGCTTGATGACGACGCCGGGCACGTCGAGGACTTCCCCCGTCGTCTTGTCGACCAGCTTCGCCACGCCGGCCGCGTCCATCTCGGCCAGCATCTCGGCGAGGCGCCACGGCTTGACCGTGCGCACGATGCGGGTCTCGGTCCACTCCTCGTCGGGCCACGTCTGCCGGACCCACCGGGCGAGGGCTTCCTCGTCGGTGACGACCGGCCCCGTCTCGCCCTTGCGGAGCGAGATCGTGGCGACCTGCTCGCCGGTCGGGAGGTACGCCCCGACGCGCTCGGTCCCGTCGCGCTTCTGCGCGGCGTCGAGGGCCCGCTGTGTGCGAGCCTTCACGTCCTTCTGCGCGGCGGCCACCCGCTCGGCGAGCAGCTTCAACACGGCTTCCTGTGTGGCGAGTTCGCGCAGCGACTCGACCGGCTGCTCGGCGGCCTGCTCCTCGGCGCTCACGCGGTGGCCCCCTTGGCGGCGTCGAGCAGGTCGTCGCGCATCTCGCGCAGCTGGGCGACGGTGGCCTCGGTCGGCTTCACGCCGTGGCGCGAGGTGAACAGCTGCTCGACCTCGGCGCGGTCGCTCACGCCCGCGGTGCGGGCGGCGTCGAACAGCTCGCCCACGGCCGCGACGTGTTCCTCGGCCTGCTGCGGGGCCTCCCGCTGCTGCCCGCCCTGGGCCTGCTGCTGCGGCTGCTGGGCGGCGGCCCGCTTCTCGGCGGCGACCTTGTCCAGCTGGGCGACGAACTCGGCGGGGGCACCGGCCGCGACGGCGGCGGCGCGCACCTTGGCGAACGCCTCGGGGTTCGGCGCCGTGCGGGCCTCGGCGAGGTAGTCGCGGCGCGGCTGCTCCCACGGGCCGGGCTCGGCGCGATTGCTGCGGCGCGGCTGCTGGCGCTGCTGCTGGCGCTGCTGTCCCTGCCCGCGCTGCTGGCGTCCCTGCTGGCGCTGCTGCTGCTCGGCGCGGTGCTCGGGCGTCGGCTCCGGGTGGTGGCGGTCGCCGTCGTCGATGCTGCGGCCGTCCACGGGCAGCATGAACAGCGTGAACAACAGGTACTTGAGGGCGGCCGATTGGGCCTTGTTGGTGCTCTTGTCGGCGAAGTCGAACGCCTCGCCTGGCACGTCGGCGACCAAGCAGTCACCCGCGGGCCCATAGACCCGGTACCGCATGGTGATCAGGGTCCGGGTCATCTTCCCGTCACGCTCGTGCTTGTGCTCGGCGATGGTCGGCAGGATGAACACGCCGTGCGCGCGCATGGGGCCGGCCATGGCCGACATCACGTCGTCGATGCCGCGGAAGTTGTAGTTCTGCTGCTTGTTCTCCTGGGTCTTGCCGACCGGCATCGCGTCGCGCATCACACTGTTGATCGCGGCGAACACGCGCGGGGCGTCGGTCGGGGCGCCATCCGGGGCGGGCACGTACACCACGTCGGGCGCTCGGACCGGCGTCGGCTGCGGGGCGAGGGCGCGCGTGTGGGCGGTGGGCAGGGTGGTGACAGTCACGGGCGCGGGCTCCGGTTCTTGCTGTGGCGGATGTGAGCGGCGAGGCGGGTGATCCGACCGGCGAGCGTGATCGCCGAATCGGGGTCGAGCAGGTCGTCGAGGTGGGCGGCGATCGGGGCCTCGGCGGCCAGTGCCTCGCGACTCCCGTCGGCGGCGGCGGCGCGCATCGCCCGCTCGTACTCGGGCACGGCGTGCCCGTAGATCGCCCGGTCGAGGGCGGCGACGTTCTCGCCGTGGTGGGCGAGCAGGGCGCCGAGGTCGTCGGGCGCCTCGACGTAGGCGAGCGCGAGGTCGTCGAGCAGCTGCTCGGCGCGGGCCGCGATCGGCAGACGGACGGCGAGGCCGTCGGCGGACAGCTGGGGGCGGATCATCGGTGCAGCTCCTCGGGCATGGTCGGCTCGTCGAGCGCGAGGGCACCCGTCAAGGCGTCGTAGGCGTGGGGCTTGGTCCAGTCGGCGGCGGGGAACATCCGGCGCAGCAGGCCGAGGGCGGCGCGGTGCGCGGCGCGGTCGGCGTTGATCGGCAGACCGAGGGCGTCGTCGAGGGCGACGGCCGTCGCGACGCGCTGCTCGCCGTCGCGGTCGGTCTGCACGGGGACGATCCGCACGCGGGCGGTACCGGGCGCGATGGCGTCCAGCTGCCGCGCGATCAGGGCGGGGCGGGCGAGGTCGTTCCGGGCCCGTCGGGCGCCCTGAATGGCGAGGGCGGCGCGGAGCGGGCGGCGGGTACGCTCGGGGGTGTTCACGATCGGTGCCTCTCGGGGTTCGGTCGGGGAGGGCCGTCCGGGTCGCATCCGGGCGGCCCTTTGTCGTGTCAGGCGGCGGCGCGGTCGGGCGCCTGCTCGGCCTGCTGGGTGCGGTGGGCGCGCTCGCTGCGCCGGATGCTCAGCTCGGCCTCGGGGGCGAGGCGGCCGGCGGCGCGGTCGCGGGCGATCCGGTCGAGGGCGCGGTCGAGAATGCGCCGCGCGTTGGCGAGCGCGACCTCGCGCGGGATGACGGTCGAGGGGCTGGTCATGCGGCGGCCCGTCCGTCCTGCTCGCGCAGTTTCAGCAGGCGAGAGGCGGGGATGCCGTACTCGTCGTGGACGGCGGCGGCCACGCGGGCGCTCGGCGCGGTCTTGCCGGTCCACAAACGCCATGCCGTCGCGGGGGCAACTTTCAGCCGGGCTGCGAGGTCTGTGTAATGCCGGTCGCCTTTGTCGGTGGCAACTGCCACAAGGTGCGCACGGTCGTACATGGGCCGTTCCTTTCTGGCCAGACAGATGATCTGTCGAGACAGAAAGTAGCAGCTATCTTTCAGGAGTGAAAGTTAGAAGGTCCTGCGACGGGCTGTGACAGTGGGTGTTATGGCGTTGACAGGGGGGTACGTCCGATACAGAATCGGACACAAGTTCGACACATGAGGGCAGGTCACGGCCTGTTTTCGTGTGGCAAGGGGGTGTTCCGGTGCACAGACGCGCCATGTCTCAGACGCTATCTGTCGCGCAAGACAGCTACGCGCTACATTTCACCCATGAAAAACAGCAAGCACGGCGCGGCCGACCGCGCCGCGCAGTTCGCGGACTGGCTGCATCAGCAGCTCACCGCCCAGGGATACGACCTGTCGGGCCCCCGCAGCGGGGGCAGAAGCCGCTTTGCCGAAGATTCGGGCATTAGCGCATCAACCGTCGGCCGACTGCTCGACGGCAAGCGCATCACGGACATGGACGTACTCGCCAAGCTCGCCGAAAAACTCGGCGTCACGCTGGGCACCGTCCTGCTGCGCGCCGGAATCGTGGGCGAGGCGGACCTCGTCGCCATACAGGAGCCGGAGACCGGCCCTGGGCGCATGACGCCCACGCGAGCAGCCGAAGAACTCGGCATCACGGACCCCCACAAGCGAGCCGTCTTTGTGTCCATGACGGAAACGCTGCAACAGCCACCCCCCGACACAGGCGAGGGAAGACTCGCAGAGCACTAACGCACGGAGGCACCGTTGAACGGCCGCAACATGTACGCCCCCACGGTCGCGATCCTCGTAACAGGCATCACGCTCGGCCTGCTCGGGATCTTCCAGGACGGGGGCGACCTGTCTCGCGCCGGAATCCTGATTGCGTTCGCCAGCCTCCCCCCACTCTGCTACTGGCAGACGCAGCGCGCCCATGACGGCATCGAGGACCAGGTCGCCGACGCCCACGAAGCCGGCTACCGCCTCGCCCTCGAACACGTCGCTAAGGGCCTGCTCAACAAGAACGCAGCACCGCCCGACGGCGGCGAGAAAGTCGACCAGGCCACGAACGACCGCGCCACCCTCGACGACCGCGCCGCCCAAGGGACGGCGGGCCCCGTTGTCCCCGACAACGTCCGCCCGCTGCGACTCGTCCGACCTGATGACGACGAACGGAAGATCGTATGACCCTTCCTGACCTCCCATCCACGTTCCACGGCTCGGCCCCTGCGGGCGAGCCGTGGATCGGCTATATCCGCGTGTCGACGTGGAAAGAGGAGAAGATCAGCCCCGAATTGCAGCGGACCGCAATCGAGCAGTGGGCCGCGCGCACCGGCCGCCGCATCGTCGATTGGATCGTCGACCTCGACGAATCCGGGCGCCACTTCAAGCGCAAGATCATGGGCGGCATCGAGCGCATCGAGCGCCGCGAGGTACGCGGCATCGCCGTGTGGAGGTACAGCAGGTTCGGCCGCAACCGAACCGGCAACGCGGCCAACCTCGCGAGGGTCGAGGCCGCCGGCGGCCTGCTGGAGTCCGCGACCGAACCCGTAGACGCATCGACCGCCATCGGCCGGTTCGCCCGCGGCATGTACATGGAGTTCGCCGCATTCGAGAGTGACCGAGCCGGTGAGCAGTGGAAGGAGACGCACGAGCACCGGCTCGCCGCCAAGCTGCCCGCCACCGGGCGCGGACGGTTCGGGTACATCTGGCACCGGCGAGCCGTCCCCGACCCGACTCAGCCGAACGGCATCCGGCTGCAACAGGAGCGGTACACGCTGCACCCCGACCACGCGTCGGTGGTCGAGGAACTGTACGAGCGCAAGATCGAGGACAAAGACGGTTTCAACGCCCTCGTGCACTGGCTCAATGAGGACTTGGGCATACCCACGCTGCGCGGCAAGGCGTGGGGCGTGAGCAGCGTCTCGCGGTTCCTCGACTCAGGGTTCGCCGCCGGGTGGCTCCGCACCCACGACAAGACGTGCCCTTGCGGGTACAGCAGCGGCAAGCGGAGCGGATGCCCCGACAACCGGTTCATCTACCTGCCCGGCGCACAGCCGCGCATCATCGACGAGGACCAGTGGGAGGAGTACAAGGAACACAGGAGGCTGACCAAGGCGACGCCCCCGCGGGCGCGGAAGGCGACGTACACCCTTACGGGCCTGCTCCGTCACGGGTACTGCCGGTTCCACATGAGCGCGGCGTCGTACACCAGCCACGGCAAGCAGCTGCGCGGGCACCTGCTCGTGTGCAGTCGGCACAAGTACGCGAACCGCATCGACTGTCCCAAGGGGATCAGCGTCAAGCGCGAGTACGTCGAGGACGAGGTGTTGGCGTGGCTCAAGCGCGAGGTTGCCCCTGGCGTGGGCGTCGGATCGTCCGAGACGGTCCACCGCGCCGAGCCGGTCGAGGACCCGCGGGCCCGTGTGCAGCGTGAGCGCGGCCGGCTGCAAGCGGAGTTGAAGAAGATCGAGGGCGCCCTCGATCGGCTGGTCGCGGACAACGCCATGAACCCGGAGAAGTACCCGGCGGACAGCTTCGCGCGCGTGCGCGACCAGTTCGCCGGTAAGAAGGGGTCGATCATGAAGGCGCTGGGGGAGCTGGGGGAGGTCGAGGCGATGCCGACCCGCGAGGAGTACCGCCCCTTGATGCTGGACCTGATCGCGGCGTGGCCGCACATGGAGGCGATCGAGAGGAACGCACTTCTACAGCAGGTCGTACGGCGGATCGTCTGCCACGACATCCGTACGGAAGGGTCGCGCTGGATCGAGACCAGGGTCGAGGTACATCCCGTGTGGGAGCCGGACCCGTGGGCCCCGATCATGGGCGAGGTCGTCGCCCGCAAGGACGAACCGGCCGAGGCCGACGACCGCGCCGACGCCGAAACCCTGTTCTGACCAGCGGGTTTTTTATTTGCCCCTTTACGCGCACTGTTCCACGTCTGTGAGCGCAAAGGGGCATCCCCGCCAGGGGCAACGCCAACGCCCCACGACACACGGCGCCCCCGCCGGGAGAGATCCCCGACGGGGGCGCCGCCGCGTTCCGCGCCGGTCCTACCTCGCTGCGTCCATGACCCGGGAGCGCAGCGGTTCGGCCGTCAGCATGTCGGCGAACTGCCACGAGTAGGCCGTGACCTCTTCCTCTTGCAGCTCGACCATGTCGGCGGTCGTCCGGAAGAGGTACCGGAAGTCGAAGTGCTGGTGTGCGTCCTCGCCCTTGTCCGGGTTGGCCGGGATGGGGTGAGCGTCGATGTGGAGCGGGAGGCCGCTGTCCGGCTCGACCTGGTCGGGACTGATGCCGGTCTCCTCGGCCAGCTCCCGCAGAGCGGCGTCAAGGAGGGTCGTGTCGGTCTCCTCGACGTGCCCGCCAGGCAGCAGCCACTTACGCAGTGCGCGGTGTTCGATGGTGAGTACGCGGCCGTCCGGGCGGAGCAGGACGGCCCCGGCCGTGACGTGCCCGCGGTACTCCTTGCGGGAGGCGATCGAGTCGCCGGCCTCGTCGAGCACCCCGGACAGGACGGACAGGGCGTCCTTTTCGTCCGGGTGGTTGGCGAGGTAGGCGTCGAGGGTGTCGCGCACATGCTGTGCCGTGATCGGCATGGGGTCCCGTCTCCTAGCGGTTGAAGTAGTTGAGCCACGTCGCCGCGATGGTCTTCCGGTCGGCGGCGTCCACCTCGTGCATACCGTGTCCGAGGTCGCCGCGGGTGAGCATTCGGACGCCCGCCAGGATCTCGGCCTGTACGAGGAAGATGAACGGGCCAACGGACGCGCCGTGCAGGAAGTTGACGGCGTTTCCTCCGTTGAGCAGATAGAAGTAGTGGCCGGTCGTCGCGTACCGCGTGACGTGCTCGCCGTTCGGGGTGCGCTGGTAGACGCCGGGCAGCGCGTCGAGGTCGAGTTCGTCCTCGCTGCTCGTGACCGTGCCGACGTAGGCCCCGTTGCGCAGGCTGGAAAAGTCCTCCCCGCGGAGCGAGACGGCGCCGGTCGCGCACAGGACCAGACCGGCGCCGCGCAGCGCGGCGTCACGGTCCCGTGCCACCGCGAAGCCCTGTGAGAGGGCCTGTGCCTGCCGGATGGGGTCCACGTCGTGCACGGTGACCTGAACGCCCTTGGCGTGCAGCAGGCGGGCGATGCTGGACCCCAGCTTGCCGAAGCCGATCACGAGTGCAGGGCGGCCGTGCAGGATGTCGCCGCGGCTGCGCATAAGGGCCTCGGCCGAGAACACGACGGACTGTCCAACGAGGAAATCCTCGGGCTCCTTGAGCGGTGAGCGGGCCACGGTGATGACGGGGCAAGGCAGCTTGTCGCGGTCGGCGTAGCGCTTGTGCCCGTTCTCGGTGTCCTCGATCACGCCCAGGATGCGCCCGGAGAACCGGTCACAGATGGTGTCGAGGGACGGCGCGAAGTAGCCGCCCACGTCGAGGAGTACGACGGACTCGCCAGGGGCGCGCGACTCGATGTAGTCGAGCGCCGTGTCGCCGTCCTCGAACAGCTCGCGCGACAGGGAGTCGCACGGGGTTACCTTCTCGATGGTGCGCCGGGCGCCGGGGTCGACGGATTTCGGCTTGGGCAGGACCGCGCGGAGATTGCTCGTCTTCCCCACCGCTCCGACGAACGAGGGGCGTTCGGGTAGCAGGTGCGTGATCAGGAAGGATGACGGCCGCTCGATCGGGGCGAACACGTCGGCGATGCGCGCGAAAAATGCGTCGAGGCGGGCGCGCTCGAACTGTTCCATGGACTCACTTCCCTTGGTTGGGGCGGTGGTTCTGGACAGGTGGTGCACCGCCCCCGCGCCCGGGGGGAGCCGTTGTCGGCGCGGGGGCGGGGTTCATTTGGGGAAGCGCCACCGGCGCGGTTTGCGGTGGCGTCCCGCCCCCGCCGGGGCATGGGGGCGTCT